ATATGTATTAATCGATTTAATGCCCTATAAATCGGGTAAACTCCTCTATGGACTCCATTTACTTTGTAGTCATCACAGTAGAACCTTTGCAGATAAATTACTTGTTTATCACTCTCAAAGGTCTTAGTCTCATTCAATTTCAAATTCATCTTTGAATAGACGTCAGTTAGATCTTTCAAAGATATGGATTTGGGTAATACAATTACACCATCATCCCCCATTACCTGGTTCTTTGAATCTTGAAGTGTCTCTTTAACCATGTATTGACAACAAAGATGTATCAATGAACCAATGATAGAAGTAAACCAACTACCACTAGGAATACCATGTTGACCTATCCAAATACCATCGGGTGTCGCTAATGGAATATTCGCAAATACATTTGCTATAAGAAATATATCTTCATAGTAATGCGCCTGATAATAAGATTCCACTATTGAGAAAGCGATCATAATTAATTCGATAGGTATGGTCTGATCAAACGATGAGAAATCTTCACTATAGATAATCTCATCTTTAGTTCGATGATACAACAGTCTTGAAATTGCCTCATCGACGACATCAGGTCCGCCATAAGCAGAAAAGTACTTTACTTTCCGAAGCTCATTAAAGACTGGCAGGAAATAAAGACCCTCAAAAGCAAGTTTGTTGAAAAAATAACCCCAAACCGTCCGAGTTTTCTTTTGTTCCTGTGTTCTAGTAAACATAACACACGGCCAATCTTCACCATCATCTTCATAATTCCCCCTGTCGATGATAATACGTTTTGGCACTAACTCTGGTAACCCAGAGTTGGTTGTGCGTTTCATGGAATCCAACGAAACTTGAATACTGGTAGGACGAAGAAATCCCGATCCATTAAGAATTTCGTGAGACTCATAGGGATATACCTTATCAGGGATATTAAAACCAGCAAGAAGTTCCGGTTTCCTATCTTTCCAATTAGCCTGATAAGACCTAGATCCAAATTTGTCCTTCTGAGACATCTCTATTTCAAGTAACGTCTCATTTAATTCTGACTTTAATTTAGCGAAAACATCATCGTAGAATTTATCTAAGATGGTATGATCATCTAAATCTTTCAGAAAAGGCGTACGTATATCAGTACGTTTTCCCCGAATAATATCAGACATCATAGCGGACAAGCGTTTCCGTGCATCAGAATCTAGCTTCTCATAAACTACACTTAGCGGTTGTGCATCCATGATTGCTCCTTTC